GTTAAAGACGCTTCAGAACTTTACAAAGATCGTAAAGGAAACATTTTACCATTATTTTCACAAGCAGTAAAATATTCAGAAAAATTACCAACACTTGGTACTTATGACCTACGCATTGATGATTATGTCACTCAGATCATCAAAACAATGTATGACGTAGATTATGGTACTACACGCATATTGAAATTACATGAAGTGGTAAATGGTGTTGGGCATCTTAAAGGACTAGAGATGGAAACATCTGTAGGTCCTAAAATTAAGAAGCAATTCGGTATTCAAACCAAACGACCATTAAAAACGCCTGATATATTATTTACCAACTTGAATGAATCAAAGTTAAATTCAAAACCATATTATCGTATTAACGATACTACAAAAGCTGGAAAAACACTCATGGATGATTACTATTTATATCATGGGTCAATTGCACAAGGCTATGCTCCATTAATAATTTCTAAAGACAATGCAAAAGTGGAATTATTACCAAAAGAGAAAGTAGCGGTTGGTAAAGTTCGCTTATTTAACGAACTTGATCTGTCAATCAATATGGTACTTAAATCGTATTTTGGTGATTTCTTGAATAAAGTTATTGCTAAACACGAAATGGGTATGTATTGTATTGGAACAAATCCCTATTTAGACGCAACAACACACATGTTACAGTTTGACGCTATAGAGGGAGAATTCTTAAATGCTGATTTTAAAGCATTAGATAAATCAACACCTAGCGTTCTAATCAAAGATTTTGTAGAATGTGTATTGAGAAATGAAACATACGAAATCCGTACTGCAATAGCAGAAATGCTAACCAACAGGTTACACACATTAGATGGTAATATCTATTTCATCGACTGTGGTAACTGTTCAGGCTCATATGTAACAACATTAATGAACTGTCATACAGTATTGAAGGTTTCGCTCTACACTTTCTGCCGAAAATGGTTAGAAGACTTTAAAGTTTTCCCTACTTATGGTGAGATAAAGAAGAACTTTGTCATTAAGATACTTGGAGATGATGCTATTCGTAAAATTTCTAATATATTAACAGTTACTGATAAAGACTTGGTAGAAGATGCTGCAAAATATGGTTTAACTCAAACACCAACAAAAACAGAAGGTTTAGTTTCATTCTGTTCTCGTACTTATGTACAAGTTGAACCCATGATTTATTTCCCAAAACTATCAGAAAAATCAATCTTAGCCATGTTATTTTGGTATAATCAATTAACAAGAGAGCAAATACAATCAAATTTGGTAACTGCATTATTAGAAGCTTCATTACATGATGAAGAATTTTACAATACTTGCAAGAACATCGCAATAGATGTTTGTGCAGAATATTCAGTGCCGTTTGATATAACACCGTATAAATACGCTCGAGAATTATTTATCGATTATATCCGTGGACACCGTATTTCTCCTGTTTCTAAGGCACAGGAGGACCTCACAATTCAATCAAAAATACAAATTGAAGCGAATTCAACTTTGAACTTTCAAAAATTTAAAAACATGGCAGACATGTGGATTAATGAATACTTACAGAAACGTGGTATGCAACCAGCAGTTTATGAATACTCTGCAGAAGGACCCGATAATAATCTTGAGTGGAAATGTACAGGTTACATTTCAGTAGATAACGATGTTTATCGTGGTACTGGAGAAGGGAAAACAAAAGCTATTTCTAAGAGGAATGCATGTGAAAGTCTTCGTAAATCATTACCAGCAGAAGAACCACGCTTAAAAATTAATGGTGAGATTATTAAAGATCATTCTCACAAATTATACCAACAATTACGTGAACTCCAAATTCCATTTGGATCTGTAATTACTTATGGTGAAATTGAATCAACTAAAGTAACAGCTAATAGTTGTGACGAACCATTAATTGAAGTAGAATGTGATCATGCAAGAGGTGTACATACTGAAGACTGTTTCAAGACTGTTAAGTATCATTTTAGAAGTGATAAATTATTCAAGAAATGGCTTAAAAGTGAATGGAAATCAATGACATCGATTACCGGTGAAGCAGTCAAAATACTACGTGACCAACGATGTATTTTCACTGTTAGATATAATATTAACAATTATATTAAAACTATGCTCAGTCAAATTGAACCAACAAGTGTTACTTCAAATGCTGATCAACCAATGGAACCCGCTACAATGAATCAGTCAGCACATGCAATGCAAGTTTCATCATTGCCAAGTCAAACCAATCCGCAACCAACAGGAACTATTCCAGCAATGACAAGTGCCGGTGAAGATATTATGGCTAACCTACAGTATGCTGAACATCAAGTTTTACAACCAGTAGGTGCACCAAATATGTTGGCAGTAGGAGCAATCACATTCGATATCAAACATCTGATTTATGAACAATTTCTCGATGCTGACATAGAATTAGAAATTACTGATGATTTACCAAGTGGTAGTGTCATTTTGCAAATTCCTTATGGTGTTAACACACCTTGGGTGAATAGTTATATTAAAAACTATGCAAGATTACATGAACGCTATGCAGGAGCAATCCAATATCGCTTTACAGTAATTGGTAATCCATTATTTTC